GAGCACAACACAACAAGAAAAGCCATATAGGCTGATTCCGTACTTTGATGTAACTTGCCAGTGCGGAGCAAGGATTACAAGCAACAAACAAATTAATGAATGTTCTCACTGCAAAAGTGAGATTGAGACGGTTGAATCCGATAAAATGGAGGAAGAAAAATGAACGAAGGATTACTGGGACTGAACGATATCGAATGGAATGATCTTATCGAAACTCACAACGCCGACATAGCCGAAAAGGACAATCGCATAGCTCAACTAAAATTGATGCTCCATGCCGCAGACGAAGCAAATGAATGCTTAAGGCACGACATTCTTGTTCGTGACGCTCTGATCGCAAGATTTCGAGCTCAACTCGCACAGCGCAGCGGATTAGTGCATGCTGATAAGGTAGTGAGATAGTGCAGGACGCACAGGAAGGTGGATAGGCTTTAAAAACAGGCATGTAGGCGTACAAATAGACGTTTTAAGAAAAGTGTAGCTTAAAACGCGCTTAAGGCGCATAAACCGCATAAACCGCATAAACCGCGCATAAACAAGATCATAATGGCAAAAGGCGTTAATAAAGTAATTCTTCTCGGCAGACTCGGTGGGGATCCCGAAAGCCGTCAGGCGGGTTCGACAACTGTCGCAAACTTCACCATCGCAACAAGCGAGAAGTTCAAAAACCAGCAAGGAGAGTGGCAGGAGAGAACGGAATGGCATAGAGTTGTTGCCTGGGGACGGTTAGCAGAAATATGCAAAGAGTATCTGCACAAAGGATCGCAGGTATACATAGAGGGAAGACTGCAGACTCGGAGCTGGGAAAAAGAGGGGGTGAAGCAGTACACCACTGAGATTGTGATTAGTGAGATGCAGATGCTCGAACGAAAGCCAGCAGGACAGGATGAGCGACCGTATTCGCCTCCCGTTCCTGAAGAGGTTACAGGTGCGGCTGATGATCTTCCGTTTTAGTCAAGGATGATAAAGTGGGCGGTCTGACAGCAAAAAAAGCCGCAAACGGATACTTTAATCATTTGATATAAAAAACTCTTTAGATGCCACCTACGAAGCGAAGCCAGAAAGCTGTAAAAGGCCGGAAAAAGCAGATGAGGGATTGTGAATACGAGAGCGTGAGCAAGAATACCGCAGAATTGATAAAGATTGATGGCGAGGATGTTTTTATCGACAACAGAAGCGATATCATCTCTCGGATAAACGGCCATAGAGGATTTGATGAGGTTGGTGACTGGGTGGCTGATTGGGCCGGATGCGATGGGATCAAAGGATTTGGAGTTCACGGGCAGACAAAAGGCGACGTGATAGAGAAAATGAAAGCATTGATAAGCAGAAAGAAAGAGTTTAAGGCTCTCTGCGATGATATCTGGAAAAAAAGGTACGGAAATTAACGCCCTCCTTTTATTGGCGGACAGTTTCGTAAGGTGATAGAAGCAATCCACAAAAACGGTCATAAAGCAAGCATGGATACAGATTTTGATTTTGATGGAGATTTATCGCTTGACAACGGAATGTTTGATGATGGCGAGTGGTAGCGGAAGTAAAGGCGGAGGCGGAAAAGGTCCCGCTGGAAAAGGGAAACCATCTAAAGCCAAAGGTAGGCGCGGGGGGAAATCTTATGAACAGGCAATGCGTGCGGCAAATATCTCCGGAGATCATCCGTTCTAAATGAGCAAGCCAGCAACAAATAACAACGCATCAAAAAAGGCGCTTCTACAAGCACTTGAAAAAAATCTTGGCATAGTGACGACGGCATGTAAATCTGTCGGTTTAAACAGGGCGTCATTTTATCGTTGGTATGATTTGGATAAAAATTTCAAAGCCAATGTTGATGAACTTTCTAATGTTGCGCTTGATTTCGTCGAGTCGCAGCTCTTTTTAAACATCAAAGACAGAGACACAGCAAGCATTATTTTTTACTTAAAAACAAAAGGGAAGCAGCGGGGGTATGTCGAAAGGCAAGAAATCACCGGTGGCGATGGTAAAGACCTGTACGCAGGAGTTATTATCCTCCCCGAGAAAGACCCAAAGCCATGACCGAATTTAAACCGCAAGCAGGTCCGCAGACGCAGTTCGTAAAGTGCAGCGCAGATATCGTTTTTTATGGCGGTGCGGCTGGCGGCGGGAAATCTTATGCTCTCTTGTTGGACGCATGCAGAGACGTAAGTAATAAGGATTATGGCGCTGTTATTTTCCGGCGCACAACAAAGCAGGTTACCAGTGAGGGCGGTTTATGGGATACAGCAAGCACGGTATATTCTCTTGTCGGCGCAAAGTCAAACCAATCAGCACTTACATTCACATTTCCCTCCGGTGGCCGTGTTGGATTTGCTCACATGGAGTACGAAAAAAACCGGTTTGACTGGCAGGGCTCACAGATCGTATACCTCGCATTCGATGAGCTTACTCATTTTACGTGGGCGCAGTTCAGCTATATGCTGTCACGTAACCGGTCAACGTCCGGGGTAGATACAAAAATCCGCGCAACACTTAACCCTGATCCTGACCATTTCGCGCGCGAGTGGGTTGACTGGTATCTGGACAGTGCGGGGTATGCGATTCCTGAACGCTCTGGCGTTATCAGGTGGCTTATTGTGGTTGATGATGCGGCAGTCTTTGCGGGCACAAAACAAGAGCTGCTTGATGAGTACCCGAACAGCTTGCCGTTAAGTTTTACGTTTATTGCGTCATCGATTGAAGATAATCCGATACTGCTTAAGCTCGATCCAAAATATTTATCAAACCTTGATGCTCTTACAAGAGTTGAGCGGGAAAGGCTGAAGAAGGGGAATTGGAATATTAGGCCATCAGCAGGGAGCTACTTCAAGCGATCAGAGTTTGAGATCGTTGATGTGCTTCCTGTTGGCCAGATAACGAAAACCGTCAGGGCGTGGGATCTGGCGGGAACTGAAAAGAAAAAAGAAGCTGATGATCCAGATTGGACGGCTGGCGTGAGAATGTCTGTCATTGACAAAATCTACTACGTTGAGCACGTCGAGAGGTTCAGGGTTGACGCATCAAAGGTCATGGGCAGCATCAAAAACGTTGCTTCATCAGATGGGTTTGGCGTTCCGGTTCTTATCCCACAAGACCCCGGACAAGCAGGAAAAACACAGGTGAGATCATACATTCAAGAATTAGCCGGATATACGATCAAAACCAATCCTGTATCTGGCAGCAAGACCGTAAGAGCTACGCCGTTTTCCTCACAAGTCCAAGGCGGAAATGTGAAGCTTTTAAGAGGCAAGTGGAATGATGCTTATCTGTCAGAGCTTGAGAGTTTTGACGGTTCAGGTTCGGGACATGATGACCAGATTGACGCTTCATCGGATGCATTTAACGAGCTGGCATTAGGGATAAAATCCACAGGCATGCTGGAGTATTACCAGCAAGAGGCGGAAAGACTGAGGGAAGAGCGCAAAGCTGGATAGACAATGAGATTTGACACACTTAAACTTTAAACCATGCCAGAAGGAATAAAGACGCCAATCAGTGACGCGATGCTTCAGACCGTCATTAGGGGCGGTCAGTTCGTCAGTACGGAAAGCAATGTCGTCGAGCCAGCCCCTCAAGCAGTTCCGGTAGAGCAGGGAAGCGGATGGATGGCGCCAATGCAACCCTTACAAGTCTCGACACCCGCAGACGTTAGAGGACGGGCGTTTGACTATCCCGTTGGCTATAATGTCAACATCAGGCCTCGCGCGTATGAGCCAGTGACTTTTGATCAGCTCCGCGCTCTCGCTGACAATCTCGATATCCTCAGGCTTGTGATCGAGACAAGAAAAGACCTGGTATGCTCTCTTGAGATCGAGATAGTGCAGAAAGAAGACGGCATTGAGCCCGACGCAAGATGCAGGGAGATTCAGGAGTTTCTTTCACTGCCTGACAAAGAGAATACCTGGTTTGAGTGGTTGAGAATGCTGCTTGAAGATTTGCTTGTCATTGATGCCCCTGCTATATACCCGCGCCTCACGAAAGGCGGGCGGTTGTATGCTCTTGATCCGATAGATGGAGCTACGATATCCCGTAAGATCGATTTATCAGGACGAACACCGATTCCCCCACAGCCAGCATACCAGCAGATACTTAAAGGCATCCCTGCGGGAGATTTTACGCGAGACGAACTGATCTACAAACCACGGAATAAGCGCACCAACAAGCTGTATGGGTTCTCTCCGGTTGAACAGATCATGATGACGGTAAACATCGCATTGCGCCGCCAGCTCTCACAGTTGCAGTTTTATACCGAGGGAAGCGTCCCTGATATGATGCTTGCCTGCCCTACAGACTGGACGCCTGACCAAGTACGGATGATGCAGGGTTATTGGGATGAGGTCATGAGCGGCAACACTGGAGAGCGCAGGAAAGCAAAGTTTGTGCCTGGGGGGATGTCACCGATCAACACGAAGGAAGGCCTGCTTAAAGATGAGTTTGATGAGTGGATTGCTCGTATCGTCTGTTATGCTTTCTCCGTGCCGAATATGGCTTTTATCAAGCAGATGAACAGGGCAACTGCAGGGACTGCCGTTGATCAGGCGGTGTCAGAGGGATTATTGCCAGTTTTGCAGTGGGTCAAATCCCTTGTCGATTACATCATCATCAAGTATTTCGGCTATACTGATTTGATGATGAAATTCAAGGACAGCAAAGACCCGGATCTTGCTCAGGAGGCCGCTATCAACCTGCAAAACTCTCAAGCAGATCAGATTGATATCAACACGGGCGTGCTGGACGTCAACGAGGTCAGGATTAAAAGAGGTCTTGACCCACTGACGCCGCAAGAGATTGACGAGCGCAAGCCAGCGCCGCCGCCACAGCTCGAAGGGCAAATAGATAACGGAGCGAAGCCAGTGCCAGAAGAGCCAGCATCACAAGATGCGACGATTAAGGAGCCGGCGCAAAAGTTAGGCGATTCTACCGGAAACTTTACTACAGATGCTTGCCAAGACAAAGAAGAGCCGGTAACCTTACCTAAAAACGACGACCTTCAAAAAAAAAAGCCCGCACCGTTTATGAAGCGCTTGACCGCGAAAGGCCCGCGATACTGAAGCACGAAGCAAAGCTGAAGAAGTTTGTTGCCGGGTACCTGAAGACGAAAGGAAAGGATGTAGCTGCGCAAGTGGTTAAGCTGTATGAAGCAATAAGCAAGGCTGAAGAAGATAACACCGTGCAGGAGCTTCTTGATCAACTTGATCTTGATTGGTCTAATATCGTGCCGGACATTGAAGAGCTTCTTTCAGCCACAGCCGCGCAGGGCGTGAAAGACGCGATGAAGCAGATTGCATTTACAGAAAAAGAAGCGACAAAGCTCGCTAACTCCCGAGCTGAGGAATGGGCCGCAGACCGAGCCGCCGAACTGGTTGGTATGAAGTGGATTGATGGGGAGCTGGTAACAAATCCAAACGCAGAGTGGAGCATCGCCGAATCCACCCGAGACATGATCTATAAGGATGTTGACAGCGCAATTTCAGAAGGATGGAGTAATCAAAGACTGAGAGATGCGATTGTCGAAAACACAGGATTTTCCGACAGCCGCGCAATGATGATAGCTCGAACAGAAACCGCGTTTGCGGATACACAAGGCAATAAAGCCGCTTATCTTGAGGCAAAAGATGCAGGTCTTGATGTTAAGTGGCAGTGGATGACCGCAGGTGATGATCTGGTTTCTGAAGAGTGTGAGATGAACGATGGAGAAGTAAGGGAGATAGGCGAAGAGTTTCCAAGTGGCGCGATTGAGTGCCCGCAACATCCAAATTGCCGTTGTGTTTTAGCTCCGGCAGTGGAGGATGATCCGCAAGAAAGGCAGGATACTTTAAGTGCTGACGACAAACAAGAAGAGAGTGTTTCGTCGCAAGACAACTTAGATGCAGACAGTGGAGATGACACTGGTCAAGATTCAGAAAAAGCGGGAACAGAAGAAATTATTCTTGCGTTAGAAGCTGATATAGCGGGGAACGATTTTGAAACAGCTATATTTGTAGATAACGATGGGGCTGAAGTATTCAGGAAAAGAGGTGAAGGGAAATTAGTTTCATTCACGCGAGAAGAATGTGAGATGGCGACAGGTAATATTTTGACCCACAACCATCCATCAGGAACGGCTTTTTCTGAAGCAGATATATATTTCCTTAGATCATGGGAACCGTCATCATTAAGAGCAACCAGTACGGAATTTTTGTATGAAATGTCATTAACCGAGCAAGGGTTAAGCACCTCAAAAGCAGATTTCGAAAGTGCCTTGACGCGTTCGCAAAAGAAGATAAAGAAAGAATTAACAGCTAAATGTAATTCAGGAGAGATAACTTACAAGGAAGCCGATGCTATACACGCACATCTCAGAGCAACACATTTCGCGGATATGGGCTATATAAACTATAACAGAATAGAGCTATGATAACCATTGACAAAGAGTTTGAAATCCCTCAATACAGCAAGATATGCACCTTTTGCAAGCATAACGACGTAGGAGAAGATCACAAATGCGAAGCATTCCCAAAGGGCATACCAATGGAAATATGGATGGGGAAAAACGATCACAAAGAACCGTACAAAGGCGATCATGGCATCCAGTTCGAAAAACTAAATGACAAGAAGTAATGGTCGCAATTTAGGGAATGGCCTTTTTAATATCAATCAAGGAGCTGATAATGTTTTTCGCGATCATGTGTATTCTGATCTACATGCTTCCCGCGATAATTGCAGGGGCAAGAAGCCATAGGAGTTACGGCAGTGTTGCCGTTGTGAATATTTTCCTTGGATGGACGTTTATAGGCTGGATTGTGGCTTTGTCGATGGCGTTTTCAGGAAATACAGCAAAGGATGGAGAGTGATGGAAAGAAAGTGTGATAATTGCGAGTGGTTTTATCCGGAGGAAAATTTTTTTGATGGAGCGACTCAAGGCTTATGCAGGAGAAACCCACCATTGCCTTTTGTCGAAACAATGCCGACATACGCCGATGATGGCGAAGATTTAGCTGCTGGAGTAGCTCCTGATTGGTATCGTCCGGCTTTGGGGTATTTCCCTTGTGTTGTTGAAGATTGGTGGTGCGGAGAATTCAAATCAAAGGATGGTTCATTTTGAAGATGACGGATCAGTAGGCGAAGTGTGGTTCGTCATTAAAGGAGTTTTATGTGGGATTATCCCATCCGGATTTATTGAAGAAGAAGAAACTTACTGAAGAGATATGTCCAAAATCCATGTTAATAGCGAAAAAGAGATAAGAGCGGTGATAAAATATCTTGAGGATTTAGTATCCGGTCTTCAGGACGGGACGATTGTTCCTTTAGACGTTGATCTCAAAACTGAGGTAGGAGCGATAACATCTACCAATCCGGAATTATACGGATTAAAAACTTCAGGAATAAAAACCGTAGTGGTAAGATACAAGTCGATTTGAAGGATGTCTTGGCGTCTGTTACGGCGACCGCAAGTATATATCTTCAGCCCTTCAGCAATGAGGGGCTTTTTTTATGCCCAAAATTATTCCCCTTAAAAATCGCCCTCCTTTATTTGTCGTGAATTTCTATAGCCTACCAATTAACAGAGGCAGAGGCTACTAAAATTCAAGAAGCACTTATGAAACTCTACGGAGAAATTAGCAAAACGGAAGCACAGGATGACGGCACCATCAAAGTATGGGGAATCGCATCCTCAGAAGCTGTTGATTCAGACGGTGAGGTCGTGACAGCGGAAGCCATGAAAGCCGCCATTCCTGATTACATGAAATTCGGAGCTGTCCGAGAAATGCACCAGGCAAAAGCAGCAGGCACCGCTATTGAAGCAGAAGTCCAGGAAGATGGCCGTACTTATTTCGGGGCGCACATTGTCGATTCCGAAGCAGTGAAGAAAGTCAACGCAGGCGTGTACAAAGGCTTCAGCATTGGCGGGAAAGTCACCGGTAGAGATGAGCTGAATAAATCCACTGTCACCGGCTTAAAACTGATTGAAATCTCACTGGTTGACAGACCAGCCAATCAAGAGGCAATATTCACTTTGGTGAAGTTTGAGGACATCGACAAACTCGAAAAGGTAGACCTCAAGAAATATTTAGGCGAGAGTATCATGGATGCACGACAAGCGCTAAACTCCTTAGGCGATATCCTGTGGCTTTTCAGTGATGAAGTGGGTGAGGCAGAGAAGAACCCTGACCAGATTGCCGACCTTAAAGCTGTTATAGATAGACTTAAATCATTCATCATCTCAGAGCTCAAAGAGCCTGATCCAGATATAGATGCAGCTGCAGTTACAGCCGCCAACGCAATGGCCACACCCATAACGCTTGCCGCAACTACTGACGACATCCACAAAGCAGGTGCCGAGATCAGCGCAAAAAACAAAGAGAAAGCTCAGGCGATCCATGACCACGCGGTCTCTCTTGGCGCACAGTGTACTCCAGACACCGGAAAGTTTGATGGCAACGGTAATGACCTCAACAGACTCATGCCTCTTACCGAATACCTCGAATTACAAAAGGTGCAGAGCGAACATGCCACAATTCAGAAAGACTATGCGCACAAAACGGAGGCCCTGGATAAAATCAACAAGGCCTGTGGCGAAGCAGGATGCCCAGAAGGCGAATTAATCGTCGATTTCATCAAGAGCATGAAGGCGGAACTCGAAAAGATCAAATCCGAACCTGTCGCTCCGAAAGTATCCCTGAACGACAAGGGCGTGACGATTACCAAGGAGCAGGACGGCAGAACAGAGAGCAGCCTCGATGACGAAATATTTGTCAAGGATGCACATGGAAACATCAACGAAGCAGCCACCCTGATAAAACTCAGCCATATGAAGGGCGGAATCCGGCACTAATAACTATTTGACCTTAACCCAAACCACAACAACCCATGAGCGAAACAAAAGAAACACTCGAACTCCTGAAAATCGCGCAAGCAGCCGGAGATCAGGAATTAACCAAGTATTTCACACAGACAGCAACGGCAACGCAGGGGCTCCAGGCCTACAACCTCGAAGCTCCATCAAAAAAGCTGTATCCAAAACTTACACCGCTCCGCAATTCGATCCCCCGCATCAACGGCGGATTTACTGTGCAGGCGAACTGGAAAGCGATTACCAATATCAATGCAGGTAACGTCAGGGGTGGCGTAGCTGAAGGAAAAAGAGGCGGAGCGATCAACCACACGGTAAACGATTACTATGCGTCGTTTAAATCGATGGGCCTGGAAAACTATACCACTTTTGAGGCAGAGAACGCTGCTAAATCCTTTGAGGACATCAAGGCTCTGGCAGTGCAGTCAACCATGACAGGGTTAATGATCCAGGAAGAACGCGTTCTCCTTGGCGGCAACAACTCGATAGGGCTCGGCACGACAGGAACACCGTCACTCGCAGCGGTCACCGGCGGCGCTTTGACCGATGCGTCTACCTACCGAGTGATCTGCGTAGCCCTTGGAGTACAGGCTTATCTGGATGCGGTCGGCGTCAACAACGGATCTGTCGGTCAGGTTTTCAACGCAGCAACGGCTGTTGTTCCTGGACAGATTACCAGAACAAACATCGACGGCACGACGGACACCTTCGGCGGCGGATCCGCTCAGCAGTCTGCCGCAGCGACACAGGCGACCTCCAGCCCGAACCTTTCCATTACAGCGACCGTGACACCAGTCTCCGGCGCCGTAGGATATGCATGGTTCATCGGCATTGGTGCAGGCAACGAAAGACTCAATCAGATCACCACGATTAACTCTGCGAAGTTTATCGCCAACTCAAACGGATCAGCACAGCTTGCCTCCACACTGGCAGTGTCCGACAACTCGACCTCATCGCTCGATTATGACGGATTGCTCTACCAGGCAGTGAAATCCGGATCAGGCGCTTACATCACAGCACTGGCCACAGGTACAGCAGGAACGGGAACCACGCTAACCTCCAACGGATCAGGCGGAATCGCCGAGCTTGACGCTGCATTCCAGTATTTCTATGACGTATACCGTCTAAGCCCAACAGTGATCTATGTATCGAGCCAGGAAAGCAGGAATATCAGCAAGAAGATCGTCGCGAATGCGGGCGCTCCTTTACTTCGTCAGCTTGAGAAAGGAGGCAATGCAGATCTCGTCGCAGGCTGGAGAGTTTCTGCAGTGCTCAACACTACAACGGGTGATGAAGTGCCGATCAGAGTACACCCGAACCTGCCAGCAGGGACGATCTTGTTCTTTACGGACACCTTACCATACCCATTGAGCAATGTAAGCAACACCTGCCAGGTATTGCTGCGAGCCGATTACTACCAGATTGATTGGCCGCTGATCACCAGGAAACACCAGTACGGCGTCTATTGCGACGGAGTGCTTCAGCATTACGCACCGTTCTCGATGGGCGTCATTAGCAACATAGCAAACGGTTAATCTTTCAGAAACGTGCCCTGTCGAGAGGCAGGGCAAACCTTTTTAAAGTTATGGCAAGCACCCTGAAAATGAAAAGCCTGGAGGGAACCACAAGCGTCTCCCTTGGCGGGCAGAATTACGAAGCCAACAAACGCGGAGTAATCGAGATCCCCGCAGAATATGAGGACACCATGTTTTCACTTGGATTCGTGACTATCGGCAAAAACGTTCCGCCGGAACCAGACGAGCCAGCCACACCGGTACCGGCAGCAGAACCAGTGCAAGAGATTGTGCCGGCATCTGCTCCGGATCCGGAAGCGGCTACGATTGAAGGCATCCCAGCAACCGAACCAGAGACCAAATAACAATGGCAGCTCTTGCATCTGTAGACGACGTCAAAGCCTACCTGGGCAACCAGGCAAACACCGCTGACGATATGCTTTTTCAGTCATTGATCGATGGCGAGAGCGTCTTCATTCTTTCCTGGCTAAGCCGGAAGTTTGATACCGACACGTATACCGACCTTTTCGGAGGCAACGGAGGCCAAGAGCACCTGTTCAAAAACTATCCAGTGAAGGCGATAACCAGCGTTAACGTCGACGGAGCATCAATACCGCAGGCAGCGACAATCCAGGATCGGGGATACATGATTTTTGATGACCGGCTCCTGCTTTTCGGTTATCAGTTTGGGTGGGGAAAGCGGAACTGCCAAGTCGTTTATTCCGCAGGGCAGACCGTCCCCGATGATGTGAAGCAGGCATGCATCGAGCTGGTAGTGCATCGGTACCGAAGCAGAGACCGCATAGGACTGTCGAGCAAGAGCATCGCAGGAGAGACAACATCCTTCATAACAAAAGACATGCCAGATCATGTAAAAACCCTGCTCCAGCGACACAGGAGGCTATTCCCAGGATGATCACCGCTAAAATCACGAAAGGTGCCGGCCTCGGGAAACAGTTCAAGGATTCAATCCCGAACATCCAGAGCGGAGTGCAGAAGGAGATCATGCGCCTGGCGCTCAAGATGACAACGCTCGTCATGACAAAGCTCAGTGGCGATGTACTGAAAGTAAGGACTGGCCGTTTAAGGCGGTCGATCCACCCTGAGTGGGATTTTGAGCCAGGAGTATACCGAGCCACCGTCGGCACCAATGTCGAGTACGCAGGGATCCATGAGTACGGCGGGATAATCCACGCGAAGGAGCGAATCCAGAAGATGTACTTCAAAGCCAAAGACGGGATAGTTAGCCGCCAGTTTGTCAAGAAATCGAAAAGCAACTTTATGCAGGAAGCGCAAAGGAAAGCCCACGACATCCACATGCCGGAACGTAGCTATTTGAGGTCGTCATTACGAGAAATGAACACGGAGATTGTGACCGGACTGCAGGCGGCCCTTGTGAAAGAAATTAAAGAGATCCTGAAGTGAACAGGGAAACCATATACTCGGCATTGTTCCAGAGGCTACAGACAGCAAGTGATTTTGTCACCTGCAGCCGGAACCTGAAACATTACTCGGACGTCTCTCCCTCAGAGCAGCCGGCGATTTTCGTCGCACAAGGCAGCCAGCACGCCGAACACATAAAAGGGTTCCCGACAAAATACACACTCCAGGCAAAAGCATGGATTTACACCAATGATCCTGATCCGTCAAAGCCACCGGCATACGCGATAAACAACATCCTTGATCAGGTCGATGAAGTGATGAAGCCGGACGCCCCCCAGGACAAACAGACGCTCAGCGGCCTGGTAGAAGATTGCTGGATAGACGGAGAAATAGTCACGGACGAAGGAACGCTCGGAGATCAATCCGTAGCGATTTTCACGATTAAGATTTTAACAACAACGTAACCAAGGATAAACTATGGCTAACATTTTTGCAGCAGGCAGGTTGTGGGGAATCCCTACGGTCGACTACCAGGGCAACGCAATCACCGTACCGACACCGGTACAATTCGGCACCCTGCAGGACATCTCGCTCGATTTGGGATTTGATATCAAGAAACTCTACGGAACAAAGCAGTTCCCTGACGATATCGCCCGAGGCAAAGGCTCCATCACCGGCAAGGCATCAACCGGCAAGGTCAATGGTGCCCTGGTCAATTCGCTCTTTTTTGGGCAGACATTGACCGCCGGCATAACCTCCGATTTCACCGATCTGACCGGAACGGCAGTACCAACAACACCATTCCAGATCACGCCAGTGCCGCCAAGCTCTGGTACCTGGGCAACTGATCTCGGTGTTTCAGGATCAACGGGAGTGCCGCTTACCCGCGTAGCCTCCGCCCCAACAACCGGACAGTACAGCGTAGCCGCCGGCGTTTACACTTTCGCAGCAGCAGACGTCGGGCTCGTTATGTATATCAACTACAGCTACACGGCAACCAATACCACAGCCAGCAAAGGCACGATGGTGAACCCGTTCATGGGATCGACGCCAGCGTTCCAGGCTGAAATTCTGCTCCCAGGCAGCACCGCCGGCGTTTACACGTCTTTCACCTTCCTGAAGTGCGTCAGCAATAAACTGACCATCTCAACCAAACTCGACGATTACGCGATCCCCGCCCTGTCTTGGGAGTGCAGCGCCGATGCTTTCGGGAACTTCCTTAAATGGTCAACCAGCAACTAATAATGTACAAAGGCATTAAACACACGTTCGACAACGGGGAGGAATACATTATCCCTCCCGTTTCCATTGGCTCCCTTGATATCCTGGAAGAAGAGTACGGCAAGATGACGACCTGGGGAGTGACCACCGACAGGAAGCTCATGACGGACACGATCTACGCCGCCATGAAGCGCAATTATCCTGACTTGACCGAGGCGAAGTTCAAAAATGAGCTGGTTGATTTCGGCAACATGATCGAGCTCATGAACTACGCTATGGATTCAGGCAGCGCTATCCGGAAAGCGAGAGAGGCGGGGGAATCGAAGCCGGTGAAGAAATAGAGGACTGGAACGAAGTGTTCATTCACCTCCAGAGATCGACAGGCATGTCACTCGAAGAGGTGCGTGAGCAATTTGATCTTCCCCGGCTTTACGCTTTCACAAAGAGCAGCAAGCAGTACCCACCGCAGTACGTCCTTATTGCCAGCTATTTCGGATTTGGAGAACCTACAAAAAGACCAACAGAAGATGACACAGCCGACTTTATCCAACAGCTTATGCAAGCATTTCCACCGCCGCAATAATGACCAATAACGACTCGAACACGGTCGTCAGCTTTAGCGCCGATACGGCAAATCTGGAAGCGGGTGTCAACAAAGCCGGCAATACGCTGTCAGGGTTTACCAACGGCACAGGATCCATCTTTGAGAAGCTGAAGTCCATGGTAACCGGACACGTTGACGGCATCAATGAAAGCATTGCAGGAATAACGAATGGCCCTGCTGCAGGACTCGGGAGTCTTATCGAAGGGATAACCTCTAAACTTGCTGGGATAGGTGTTCTTCTGGCGGGAGGCGCATTATTCGCCGAAGGAATCAAGGCATTCTCTGACGAGACAGCGGAAACAAAGAAGTTGATGAACGGCCTCGGGATGACAGCAGAGGCAGCCTCGAAATTCAACACCGAGCTGAAGATCGTCGGTATGTCTTCAGAGCAGTACGTCGGCATTGCTATGAAATTCGACCGACAGCTCAAGACCAATGAGGACGGACTGAAAGCGCTCGGAGTTACCACCCGCGATGGGAACGGAAAGCTGCTGGATCAACAGACTCTGCTCCAGAACGCAGCCAACACCATGATGACCTACAAAGCAGGTGTCGACCGCAACGAGGTAGCCATGACTATGTTTGGAAGGTCGGCGGATTCAGCGTATGCATTGCTGAAGCTCAACGAAAAGACCAGCGAGCGAGCGGCAGAGTTGACGAAAGCCTACGGCCTCGAATTGGATGAAGTCTCTCTCCGCAAAGCCAAAGATTACAAGATCGCGATAGGAGAGGCCAAGCTCGCCGGCGAATCTTTTACAGCCCACCTCGGCGAAGCAGTGATGCCGATGCTCACCTCAATGGCTAAAGGATTTACCGATGTAGCCATCGTTACCATGCCTTACGTCAACAGCGCTCTCAGCTATTCCGGTCTTTTCCTTGAGGCATTCGGCAGAGTAGCCAAGAAGGTCGTTGATTCCTCTATTGATCTATTTTCATCGTTAGGGAAAAAAGTACAAGAGGTTTTTGTAACTGATGCGCCGAAAGCCACCGAAGGCTGGGCAACGACATACCAGATGACCGCCGGAAATATTGAGAGGTGGACAAACGGAATGGTTACGGCAATGGACTGGCTCGTTATGAAAATCAAGGAGGTCGGCAACGATTTCTCCGCGATTTTTTCAGGAGCGCTCACCGGCACAGACGAAGGCGAAGCGAAGCTGAAGCGATACATGGCAGCCGACGAGAAAATCAGAGCGGAAGGTAATGCAGCGATTCTAAAGGATGAAAAGGACTTCCAGGCAGCCATCAAAAAGTTACGCGAAGGTGATGCTCCCAACCCTCCAAAAAAAGAAAAGAAAAACGCACCAACGGCACCAGGGAAAGGCGGGAAAGGAGGGAAAGGAGGTGCAGAGCAAAGCTACGTCCCGCATTGGGATGCCCAGCTTGCTGACGCCAAAGTATACTACGCAGCCACCCACAACCTCCGTGAATATAGCAAGCAAGACGAGATCGACTTCTGGCAGTCAGCCCTTGATCAAACCAACCTCACCGAGCAGGAACGCCTGGAGATAAACCGTAAAGTTTCCAGACTCAGGCTCGAAATCCAGAAAGAAGAGCGGAAAGAAGCGATCGGCCTGGCTACCGAAAGCATCAAAGCCGAACAAGCTGCAGCGATTGCCGGACTCGCACAAGAAGAGGAAATGGCCAAGACCAGGCACGACTTAGACCAGACGACATTTGATGAGTACCAGGCACAGCTTATCAGCTTTGAAAACCGCCGATATGAGATCGAGAAAGCGGCAATGGACAAGATGATCGAGCTGGACAAGCAAAGCCCGAACAATGCCGTAAAGGTCAAGCAAGAGCAGGACAAGCAACTCGCGCAGGCTTCAGCGCATGGATTAGCAATTCAGAAGATAGAGGACACGACCACGAAAGAGGCAGCAAAGAAGTGGCAGGAATTGTTCAAATTTATCAGCGACGGATTCGGTAATGCAATCGCCGGATTTATTGTCGGCACGAAGAGCTTGTCACAGGCAATGACAGGGATCTACTCAACGATTCAGAGCGCTTTTGAATCGATGATCGGCAAGATGATCGCAGGGTATCTCCTCGAACAAGCAGCGGGCTTAATAGGACTCGCTGCAAAGAAAAAAGAAATACCAGCAACAGCAGTGTCAGCAGGTGCAAAGTCAGCCGACGCTGTAGCTGATATCCCGTTTGCCGGCCCAGCATTGGCTATCGCAGCGTATGCAGCGACCTATGGAACCATCATGGACGGTATGGCTTCAGCCGCCGGAGGTTACGATATCCCCGCCGGTGTAAATCCGATAACCCAGCTTCATCAAAACGAGATGGTTCTGCCAGCGCACCTCGCAGACACGGTAAGAAATATGGCAGGTGGCAATGGCGCAGGATCCAGAAACGGAGATGTGCACCTGCACGTTTCCTCCGTAGATGCCCATTCAGTCAGGCGCCTGTTCCAGGATAACGGAGCGGCACTGGCGGACAGCCTTAAACACCAAATGAGGAACCTCAAACGATGAGCAGCGCCATATTCCCGACACTGACTGGAATGACCTACGACACGATCAAGACGCCGATATTCAATACCGTGACCAAGAAAGCCGTTTCAGGCAGGGAAACCAGGGTGGCATACATGGCGTCACCGATGTACAACTGGCAACTCAACTTTGAGTATTTGCGTGACCAGTTGGGCGTCCAGGTGCCAGTGTCACCGTACAACGACCTGAAGGCTTTGATGGCTTTTTTCATTGCCAGGCAGGGCTCATTTGATTCGTTTCTCTTTAACGACGTCACCGACAACCAGGCTACCGCTCAGCAATTCGGCACCGGCACCGGCAGCCTTGCCACCTTCCAGCTTTCACGGACAATGGGTGGCGGTTTTGGATTCCCCGAGCCGGTTATGAACCTCAACGGAACGCCATCGATCTACGTCAACGGATCCCTGACCACACCAGGCAGTATCAGCAGCTCGGGATTGGTGACCTTTTCCTCAGCTCCAGCCGCCGCCGCCGTGTTGACCTGGACGGGCAACTTTTATCACAGGTGCCGATTTGATGCAGATACCGTAGACTTTACGCAGATGCTCCAGAACTTCTGGACACTTGGAAGCGGGAAGATGACTTTGTACGGCTCACTCAGCAACAAGCTGTAATCCATGAAAATACCTACAGGAAGCCTCACCAGCGCTTATTTGCTCAGCAATAGCCAGTTTATTGTCGTCGATCTTTATACCCTCTCAGTGATCAATACGGCATGGGGAAGCGGCCTGTCCGTGACATACACCAATTACTATTATTCAGGCTCAGATTACGACGTCGTGAATGGCGGGCACACCTTCACAGGCTCTGATGCGATATTTGCACGCGACGGATTGAAGCAGACGATCGGCCTCGAAGTAGGCACCATGAACATCACGATCAACGCAACGCCATCGATGCTGGTACTCGGGATCCCGTTCATGCATGCGATTACCCAGGGAGTGCTCGACGGAGCGATGATCAAGGTGGACAGGGCGTTTCTCAACGCTGACCATTCCGTTATCGGAACCGTAAACTGGTTCACAGGGCACGTCGCCAAGGCTTCACCAAGCCGGAACGGAGCATCGATAACGATCAATTCACTCACCGACCTCCTCAACGTCCAGGTACCAAGGAACGTCTACCAGGCAGCCTGCCAGAATTCGCTTTATGATGGCGCCTGCTCATTATCGCAGGCTTCATTTTCGGCAGCCGGTACCGTGTCCACAATCACCGGAACGACGCTGACGATTACCGGAGCAGCAGCAGGACAGGCAGCAGGATACTGGAACCAGGGCGGTATCGTCTTCACCTCTGGTGTGGCAAACGGAGAAGCCAGGACGGTCAAGGCATGGACAGGCGGAGTTCTTACGCTCCTCAGCCCATTTTCAGTTTCACCTGCAGCAGGCGACACATTTATGATTTATGCTGGATGCGACAAGCAACTGGCGACCTGCCAGGCGAAATTCAGCAATGGCGCAAACTTCAAGGGCCAGCCCTTTATCCCTGTACCGGAAACCGCCGTATGAGAGACAAAGTAATCCAGGAAGCCAGAACATGGCTCGGCACGCCATATCATCACCACGCAGCAGTGAAGGGCAGCGGTGTGGACTGTGCTCAGATCCTTATCGAAGTTTACGCAGCCGCCGGAGTTATCGAAAAGATCGATGTTGGAGAATATCCTCACGACTGGCACCTCCACCAATCTGCAGAGCTATACCTCGGCTGGATTCAAAAATATTGCACCAAGACAGAGACACCGAAAGCCGCCGATATCGCCTTGTTTTGTTTCGGACGCTGTGTTTCACACGCAGCGATTATCGTCAACTGGCCAGGGGAGGTTATTCATTCGTACCTACGCCAGGGAGTTGTCCTGGCATCGGCTGAGGGAGCGGAACTCAGGGGACGGCTTCATTCATTCTGGTCACCATTTAAAGGGGAATAATGGGCGGGTTATTTGTACACAGCGCTGCAAACAATGCATCACAGCAAGCCGCAGCGCTCGGCTTATCTGTGTCCACCTCAGTATACGGGCTGACGCTTCCCATCATCTACGGAGCCACAAGAGTGCCAGGGAACATGATCTGGTACGGAGCGTTCACAGCGACACCACAATACACTCAAACAAGCTCAGGCAAGGGCGGAGGCGGGAACCAGGCGACACAGACCGGATACGGTTACACGGCCTCGTTCATGCTTGGGATTTGCGAAGGGCCAATAGGCAGCATCCATGCGGTCTGGAACAACGGCGTCCTGGACACAACGGACACCTTCTCGACGTTCACGGGAGGCGCAGCACAGGCAGCATGGGGATATTTAACGACACTGGATCCGATAAAGGCACTGACGTACAGAAACCTGGCATACATCGCAGCAGCGAATTACAACCTCGGCAGCTCCCCATCGTTACCACAACTGACCTTTGAGGTGTACGGGCAAGGATACGGAACCAGCGTCACAGGGATCCCCGACGTCGATCCGGTTTTTATCATCACCGATATCCTCACCAACGCCAGATATGGCGCCGGATTCCCAGCCGCGAACCTGGGAACATGGACAAGTTACAAGGCATACTGCATAGCCAACGGTCTGCTTTTCTCGCCGGCATACGATACCACGCAAAGCGCAGCCAAAGCCATAACGGATTTATTGGCATTGACGAATGCAGAGGCATACTTCAGCGAGGGATTGCTGAAGATCACGCCGTATGGCGACACAGCCATCACCGCAAACAGCTACACCTACACGCCAAACATCACGCCGATATACGAACTTGGAGATGATGCGTTCCTTGTTTCAGGTACTTCGGATCCGGTTTTAATCGAGAGAGGATCGCAGGCTGACGCTTATAACCAGATAGACGTCGAGTGCCTGGATCGCTCCAACAGCTACAACAAAACAAGCATCCGAGCCAGTGACCAGGTGAACGTCGACGTTTATGGACTCCGAGCAATGAGTAACGTGACTGCGCACCAGATATGCAACACCAGCATCGCGCAATCTGCAGCGCAGCTCATCCTGCAGCGAAACCTGTACATCCGGAACAAGTACACCTTCACGCTGCCAATTCAGTACATCCTGCTTGAGCCAACTGATTACGTCACCCTGGATGATCCTGCCCTCGGTCTGGTAGCCACGCCGGTCAGGATCCTGACGATAGATGAAAGCGGAGATGAATTGCTGATCACCGCTGAAGATGCACCGGCAGGGATAAGTTCACATGCCGTTTATGGCACACAAACCGGAGGCGGAGGCGGAGTCAACAACCTGGTGCTTCCAGGGAGCACCGCCGCACCTAACATTTTTGTGCCGCCAAGCGTACTGACGGCAACCGGCCTTGAAATATGGGTGGGAGCTTATGGCGCAGTACCAGCGACCTGGGGAGGGTGCGAGGTATGGGTGAGTTACGATAACGTGAGCTATGCATACGTCGGGGCTATTGATTCACCGGCACGCTTGGGGAAACTTACAGCGACGCTGGCGTCAGGTTCAGATCCCGATACGACAAACACGCTTGCCGTCAATGTTCTGAGCGGTCAATCATTGGGAAGCGCAACAGTCGCAGAATGGAACAACTATGCCTCACTAACCCTCGTTGATAGCGAATATGTTGCATACCAGACAGCAACGCTAACAGCAAGTTATAACTATCTGACAGGCGGGACGGCAATCGACAGCAGCACCAGTTCGGGCTGGGTAAAAGGAACAAATACGACAAGAATAGGTAATACGACAGATCATACCGGAGGTGGGAACGCTACGGTATATTCTTCCACCATACCGAATAACAGTTATGTCGCAGTGTTGAACGGCGTAAGTTTTATATCAAATACACATTATACGATAACGGTATGGGCGAAGATCATCTCAGGCACATGCCCTATAGGAGGGGATCTGATCATAGCAGAAGATGATACCGATGGTGCCGCAGGGACATTGGAAAGGAAAACATTACCATTTTCGACTTCAGGTTTAACTTCGTCTTGGCAACAATTCTCGCTGTCGTTTAACAGCGTGGCGAGCGTCACCGGCAACATCTACTTCTTGGCCGATTTCAGCAATGGTGCACAAATCGCAATCGGTGATGCTTGGCTCACGACTGATAGCGGATACAGCTATAACCTGACAACCCTACACAGAGGGCTTTATGGATCCGCAATCGCAAGCCACGCTGCAGGCGCAAACTTCGTCCGTGTTGACCAGGCCATGTTCAAAATGCCGTTCACACCCGACAAGATCGGCCAGACGATATACGTCAAACTGCCGGCTTATAACCAATTTGGATCGCAATTGCAGCAGCTTTCGGCCTGCACTGCTAATACTTACACCATCGCCATAAGCCAGGTGCCGACGTTGACGGGTATCGTCCTAACAGCGGTTTATGGCGGGTTCACGATCAAGTACGCTGTTCCAACGCAATCGGACTTTGGTGGTGTCAACGTCTACATGAGCGCAACAAGCGGATTCACGCCAGGGAGCGGAAATCTGGTCTATTCTGGCCCAGACAGCCTGATCACGATAACCACCGACGCAGCAGGTGCGGCCCTTGTTGGAGGGACAACCTATTATGTCCGAATAGCTGGATACACAAAGACCAGCAAAGCGAACATGAGCTACAGCTCGGAATATAGCATCGTACCGATCACCGCGTCCAAGAGCGCCACAGCCTCACTTTACCAATGGTACGCAGGAACGCCAGGGAACCCTTCCGGTACCTCCGTTTTCACCTGGTCAACTTATGCCAGTTCATCTTATACTGGAGGAAATGGGTGGCAGGTTTCAGCGCCAGCGAATCCGGGGACGCCAGGCCTGCAGCTATGGATAGCGAGTAAAGCGGTCAGCGACAACGCGACAGCGGCAACAACAACCGTAAGCTGGGCGTCAGGATTCACAATGCTTGTCGCCGGTGCAAACGGCACTGCAGGCGCACAGACAGCGACACCAACCGTGTATCAGTGGGCGGCAACAATCCCATCCGGCCCGTCGGGAGCGGCAACCTATACTTGGTCAACTGGTGGCTTTGGATCCGCTCCTTCAGGGTGGGCTTTAACTCCAGGCACAAGCCCAAGCTCTGGATACACGCTGTGGGCTGCGAAATTAACCCTGATCGATGCAACGGCAGCTACGACAACGGCATTCAACTGGACATCGTCGACAATATCCGCGATCGGCTATGCGGGGGGGACTGGAGCCTCATCAAGGATAATGTACGCTCGCATCACAGGGAACCCGACGCCAACGACAGGGACGGTCACGACGTCAGGCAACTCCTCATTCCCGACAGGGACGAACTGGGGATTAACCACCACATGGTACGCAACAGATCCAAACCCGTCGAGTACAGATTCGCTTTATCAATCGGACGGCATTTATAGCCCATCGACAGGAAACACGGTCTGGTCAACACCATATATCTCGGCCCTTAAGGTTGGCAGCCTTTCAGCGATTACGACAAACACCGGATCGCTGACCATATCCGGAACATTGACCAGCAACACGGCAGCGATAAGCGGGACGACCATGACCGGCGCAGGCGGCGTGTTGTATTCGAGCGGTCAGTTTGCGTTTGGGAATGCGTCAACGAACATGACATTCGACGGCTCTACAGGAAGACTGAATGGCACGTGGATCAACACAGCGAATATTTTCAATAACGCAGTGTCGAACATGGTCGGCATCTATACAGTAGGATCAGTAACCGGGTCAACAAATGTACAGTCATTAGCAATAACTACATCGGGAGCTGCTGTTTTATTTACAGCATGCATGCAATTAAACGGAGACGCAGATTACGGTAGCTACGTCACGGTTTATAGGAACGGTACCGCAAAATATGATTGTTCTTTTTCAGGTGGGTACAGGGGTATTGTTTCAATATCATTCGTAGATACCGACGTGACAGATTATCCAGCAACATATACATATACTATCGGCTTACTTCCAAACTCTTCGTACTGCGACCACCGAACCATTTCATTAATCGAGTTAAAAAAGTGACTTATGAATTTCATCGTTTACAATACAGACACTGGAGATATTCTGCGGACAGGAACATGTCCTCCTGAAATGGCTGCTATACAAGCGTCCGACGGAGAGACTGTCATCGAAGGTACAGCTAATGATATAACTCAATATATAGTTGATGGAGTAGTTACAGACTACACCGAAGAGCAATTATTGGCAAAATCCAGTACTCCTTACGGCTATGTCTGGGATAACCTGACAATGACCGCTGTTAAGCATCTTGATGATGCAGATATCTCTACAGTATTAGCTGCACGAGCAAGAGCAAAAAGAAACAAAATGCTCACCGCCAGCGACTGGACACAGACAGATGACCAAACGCCGGCGACAAAGGGGAAATTCCGAGCATTCCGGCAGGAGTTACGAGACGTGACGAAACAGGCAGGATTCCCGAACGCCATCAACTGGCCAATTCCGCCCACATAGCAGAGACGAAAAATCGCCCTCCTTTATTTGTCGTGTTATCCTTTATCGTGCAAGAAAATGGAAATCACGACAGACATTTCTCCTCAACCATAACAAAAAGAGAACATGACACAAGGCGATCTAACACAAGAAAAAGAATCTGTCTCTAACAATTTTATAGGCATAGGCGGAATAACCGAGGAACAGCATGCCAACACAGGTTTTGTAAAGGTGACAGGAAAATGTGAAGTTATCCTGACAGACGCAGACGGTAAAGTTGTGCATGAAGAAACTTACAACAACATCATTACAAGTGCAGGGAAAGCCGCTATCGCAGGCCTTGTCGGGAACACAGGGGGCTTAACCGCGTTTTCCTACCTCGCAGTTGGCACAAGCGCCACGACTCCCGTGGTTGGCGATACAGCGTTAGGTGGAGAGATCTCTACAAATGGCCTTGGAAGAGCATCCGGCACCGTTACAAGACAGACAACAACCTACACAAACGATACGCTTAAGATCGCTTACACATGGACAGCGTCAGGGGCAAGCACGGTCCAGGAAGCCGGAATCCTGAATGCTGCAAGTGCGGGCACGCTGCTTAGCCATTTACTTATCGGCCCAGTAACGACAAGCAATGGATTCCAGTTGACCTTGAACTACACGGTTCAGTTCTCGTAAGGAGGTAAAGAGTGTCCATCTCCTATATAGCGGGTTCGAGCGGATCAACAAATGTAGGCACGATTATCATGTCGTACCCTGCTGGGGCTTCATCAGGGCATCTGGCGATTATGGTTGTCTCCAACAACTCGATAACGACACCATCGGGATGGACACTCCTCGCAACAGGGACTAATGGGGCTGTTTTTTACCAAACAGTATCCTCTACGTCAAACTTCAACATTACGATCAGTTCTGCCGCAACGGCATCAATGTCCGCTTTCAGCGGTGCGGCAATGGGCACGTATGCAACGGGGACACAAACAGGACCGATATTAACGGGATTAAGCTCAACGGATGTTTGTATTGCCGCGATAGGGAATAACACGGTAACATCCCCATCAACACCGGCAGGATATACTTCATCAAATACCCGTAGTAATGCTTCAGGCCGATCTTCTGGCGTTTTTTACAAAACATCTCCGTCATCATCAGAGACACCCGGTAGCTTTGGTAGCATGTCAGCTACTGCATCGACCTTTACAATACAGATAACGTCGACAGGGTCCGGAACTGATACAGAGAACCCGGCAGATACATCATCTTCTTCGGATGCATCTGGCGTTATAGCCGAAATAAGCCCTTTAGAGTTTACAAGCGGAGCGGACGTTTCTGGTATTATCGCAGTTCCTGTAACGTCTGATTCATCAAGCTCTTTTGATACTGCAGGCCTGCAAGCAGCAATACCGAGAATAGAGTCTTCAATTGCTGCTGATAATTCAAATGTTATCGTATCACTGAATGCTGCGGATTCTTCCACAGCTTCAGATATCGCATCATACCCCATTTTCCCGTCTGATTCTTCTTCAGTCGCTGATCTTGCTATTGTTTTTTCTGCAAGTACGCCATCGGATACGTCTTCTGCCGTTGATTCTATTGGGGTCATCATTTCAACAGTAGTAATAGACGCTGGATCTGTTTCAGATGCAGCGTCTCAAGTGGCGGTCATAATACCAAAACAAGATACTGCCTCCGGAACAGAATCTGCAGGGTTGGCAGTTTCAGCAATATCCGCTGAATCATCATTAACGGCAGATGCAACGAATATTGCAATATCTGTTAAAGCGACTGATTCTGAATCTGCGCTTGATGCAGTATCAACATCTAATTCATCAACAATATCCCCATCAGACTCTTCTTCAGAGTTTGATGTTGTCGGCACAATTGTATCGGCTTCCGCTTTAGACACATCAACCTCTTCCGATTCTGCCGGAGTTTTCGTTACAGCAGGACTTGCAGAATCGATTTCGGCAAGTGAGTTGGCGCAGGTATATGCTATAATTTTAAAGCAAGAAAGTATTACTACTGGCGATGCTTCTGGATTGCAAGCGGCAATATCTCCAATAGATATATCCTCATCTTATGATTTCGCGTCATCATCGAATCAATCGATACTGTCCACATCGGATGCGTCGTCGTCAACAGACAATTCGTTTATATCGACGACGGTTTCTATATCGGAAAATGCGGCATCTTCTGAAAATATAACAACGGCAATAGCGATATCAGCTTATGATTCTGTAACAGCCGTCAACTCCGTATTATCTACAAGCGCGTTATCTGCCTCCGATATATCCACAAGTATAGATAAGGCATCAGGGACATTTCCTGCACTTGGAGTTGATGTCATTATATCGGTATTCCCAACAATAGAGTTTATCAGATATGGCGACATCGTGACTGAGCTTTTAGACATTGCATGCTACAAAAAAGACTATGTGTCAATTATAAACGATACACCACAGGATCACATAGACTTTGGTTTAACTGCTATAAAAGAGTTTATCAATCAAAGCGTTACAGCGCTATAATAGGCAATATATGTATTTAGGCACGGCTGTATTACTTAGCTCAGTTGTTACTATCACGGGAGGATATTCTCCGTCATCAGTACTGGTATCTATATTGGCGCCAGACGGCACAAAACCAATCTCGAACATGCCGGCAACTTTTAACTCCACAACAAACCGCTGGCAATATATTTATCAAAGCGGAGCAAATGGCTCTGGTGAATACCGCGTGCAATGGAAAGCTGTATATGGGGCAAATACTGGGTTAATAGAGTCTGGTTTTGTTTTGATGGATACAAGCATATAAACAATAGAAAAAAATGACACATAAAACACTTGCAGGATATTCTGATATAGAACCGATTTTCCCGGAGTTCGCATGGCCAGAGGGAGTATAATGGACAAATTCAACATCTACGGATTGCTTCTGAGCGGATTGGCGGGAACGATAACAAGCATTCTGCACGCAATCAAGCGAGGAGTAAAGCATTCGTGGCGTAAAATTCTACTGCAGTTTTTGGTAGGAGCCTGTGCGGTTTATCCTGCATACCTCGTCGGCAACATTTTCCATCTCGACAAGGATATGCTGCTGGTGATCGGCTACCTGGCAGGATTACTCGGCGATCGGGTTATTCAGGAGATCTACCGGAGAGAGCAGGATATCTACACCTTTTTTGTAGGGGACAGGATTAAACGAGAATTAAAGGATAATGATTAACAGCAGGAAGATCGAGGATCTCCATCCTCACGTCCAAGCGCTCTGCGAGAAGTTTATCGCTGAATGCAAGAAATCGCACGTCGATATCCTTATAACCAGCACCTACCGAGACATTAAAGCGCAGAACGCACTCTACGCTCAAGGCAGAACTATCCCTGGCAATATTGTAACTGATGCTCGTGGCGGACAAAGCTATCATCAATATCATGTTGCGTTTGATACTGTACCAGTCAGAAACGGCAAGCCTCAGTGGGATGATGAGCAACTGTGGTTAAGCATTGGGCATATAGGAAAATCCTGTGGTCTTGAGTGGGCTGGAGACTGGATTCATTTTAAAGAAAAACCTCACTTCCAATTCACAGCAGGGCTGAAGCTTTCTGACTTCCAAAAAGGGAAAACACTCCCCAATTAACCAGGGTAAAAACAAGCCATGATCACTACACCATTTCAACCATTAGGCAATACCGTAGCAATCGCTGCGGGCACGACCGCAGGCCTCGGTTTGCAGGTCAACAACTCAGCAGCGGCAAGACTTTCACAGCAGCACAGGATCTATAACGCCAACACCGTCGTGTCTTTTGTTGGCATCGGACTCACTCCAGCATTAGCCCAGGCCGCGGCAGTGATCCCGACAACAGGCGCTCCAGCCGGCACAGGAGCAATCCCGATCGGGCCAGGTGCTGAGCGTGTTATCAGCTTCCCAGCAGGATCCTGTTTTTCAGCGATCGCCACCGTAGCCGGAACCATTTATGTAACACCATGCGAGGGCATATAATCGACAAATAAACCTATAACAAAAAGGAGAACAACACTATGGACGTATCATCAATCATCGGCATCTTGGGCGGTCTTGCAACCGCAGCAGCGTCAACATTCGGCGTTCTGAAATGGATCGGAGGATATCGATCAAAACTCGTAATAGCGCAGAACATCGCTGCCGCAGCCAAAGCCGGAGCTGAAGGTGCGCTATCACTATTAACTGAAGTCATCGCAGCGTCAGACAAGAACAGCCTGACCACAGCAGACGTGAATCAGATCGTCGCTACGGCCTCGGATATCCCAGGAGCTATCAAGACAGCGCTCAAAATTAGCACCGTAACGAAGGCGAACCCAGCTGCAATTATAGCAGGAACTGGTGCTGTGAACTTCACAGAAGCAGGAACACTCACCGCTGCAGTATGAGCGAATGGGTAGCGAAAATAACCGAGGCAGCGATCCTCGGTCTTTGTAAAGCACTGGCCAAGCCTGGCGTATTGCTGAGCCTAGTCAACGCCTGGCGCCAGGCAAATGAGCCTGTCCAAGTAACCGCAAGTAAACCAAACAGCGATGATGATAATTTCCTTAGATCAGCGCAAGCTGATGGCTGGGCTGGCACTAATCCTAAGCCTTAGCGCATGCAGCAGCTCAAGTAGAGTGATGTACCTCGGGAGCGGGACGACAAAGACGATCCGGCTCAGAGAGACGTTGAAGGGCGTAAAGGCATGGGCCAAGGATTCAACAGGGGTATCAATTCCTGTAACCGCAGATCTTCAGGAGGGAGGGTACTACAGGGACGACTTGTTGAAATAAAACAAGGGAATAGACAGCCCTTGGCTTCTTTTTTAATATCGCCATTATGCATATGTTGAACCGTGCAATGCACAGGGGATTGCGCTCTGCAAGGAGTCCGAAAAGCCACTAATTTAAGAGAGCATTTTTTATTATTGACGCTTTTATGGGTACATATTTTTTTCAATCTTGCTTGCGAGCTTTGTAGAATGGGCATTCTCGACTCCCGCCATCTCCACTAAGTACCTATCCAACGAAATCCAACGAAGTCTAAAAGCCCCTTATTTTACAGGGGCTTTTGCTTTTTTATGGTCTAATAAAGCACAACAAAGTATAGCGGGTTCCACCTATTTTAGGTACCTTTAATGGGAGCCATTGACTGCATACCGCTTTCTGATTTTAAAAAGGTACCCAAAACCTCCAAGAAGTGTACTCATGCCTAAGAAGATCGTCCCTTTAACCGACGCAAAAATAAAGGCTTTTAAGGCTGGAGATAAGGCCGGAACTTTGTTTGATGGCGGAGGCCTTTTCTTGTATATCCCTCCAAGAATATTTACCGATGAAGGCTTGCCGCTTCCGGAGTCAAAGCTATGGAGACTCAAGTATACCTTTAACGGAAAATCAAAAAAGATTTCTTTTGGTGCTTATCCGATAGTGAGCCTTGCGAGAGCAAGAGAAAAGAGAGACGCTGCAAGAGGATTGCTTGCCGACGGGGTGGACCCGCAAGAAGATAAAAAGAGAATCGCGTCCACTGAAAGGATCGAGCAAGAGATCACTGAAAATACGCTTGAAAAGATCGCTATGCAGTGGTACAGGGTTGCGTCGACGGAATGGACAGAAGGGCATGCAAGGACGGTATTATCGCGACTGAAGAGGGATATCCTGCCGACACTTGGAAGTAAGCTCATATCCGCCATAACAACACGGGACGTGCTCGACGCTTTGCGCATTGTCGAGTCGCGCCAGGCATTTGAAACAGCGCACCGGATAAAAACAATCATCGGTCAGATTTACGCTTTCGCGCTGATAAGTGACACCTCCGGTGTGACGAATAACCCCGCCGCCGGCCTCGGGAAGGCGCTTAAAATGCCAATCAAGAGGAATATGCCGGCGATTCTGGATCCGAAAGAGTTTGGGCGCCTGCTTGCCGATATCGACACCTATGCCGGTTCTTTCGTGGTCAAGTGCGCCCTACGGCTCGCCCCGGTGCTTTTTGTACGCCCAGGGGAGCTGAGAAACGCGAAGTGGGCCGACGTGGATCTCGGCGCGGGGATCTGGAATCTTCCAGCAGAGGATACAAAGCTCACTGTGAAAGAGAAGGCGAAAAGAAAAGGGCAAGTGCATGCTGTGCCGCTCTCAAAGCAAGCCGTTGCTATACTCAAAGAGCTCCATCCGTTTACCGGTCGCAGTCAATATGTTTTCCCTGGACGCGCTGCATCGCGTGTTATGTCCGGTAATACGGTCAACCAGGCATTGCGTACAATGGGATGGGACGGAGAAACCGTTTGTGGCCATGGATTTCGCGCCACTGCTCGTACGATGCTTCACGAAACGCTCAACTTCTCGCCTGACGCGATTGAGGCGCAATTAGGGCACCGCGTGCCTGATCGGCTCGGATCTGCTTACAACAGATCAAAGCACTTGACAGAGAGGGTAAAAATAATGCAGGTTTGGGCGGATTATCTTGATGAGATCAAGGGGAAATAATACGCTACTTTTATCAGGTTATTTTTCATTTTCTGATATTATTTTGCATTATTTTAATTTACATGTTGCAAATTAAAATAATATTGTGCATATTTAATCAGTGGGTAATTGAGACAAACAACAAAACGGAGATCGAAAATGACACAGGATTACGCAGCGATCGCAAAGATGACAAAAGAAGAATACTTAATGCTTAGCCAAAGCGAAAAATATGCTGTTGATACTACGTTGGTTGAGCTTGTTGAGTCAGAGGGATTTTATGAGGGGAAAACTTTTATGGGTGTAGAATTAGTCTATGAATGCTCATGGAAAGCGATATCAGACAGTCTACATAACTAACCAACCAAAAGCGGGGGAAACCCCGCAAACTTAAACGGAGACGGAGATGAAAAGGTATAAAGTTGGGGATAAGATAAAGATTGGGCACTGGACTTATCTTGTGATTGACGTGAAGGAAAAAGGTTATGACATGAACAACCTGTCAACAGGGGGTGCTGAATTTATGAGTATCGAAAACGCGCACCGGTCATATTAAATCTGAAATCACAAAATAGGGGGAAACCCCGCATAACTTAACAAGGAGAATATCATGAAAAGCAACAAATTGATCGTAGCACAAGGAATCATGGATCCTGCGGCGGCAGAGTACAGAGCTGCAAATCTTGCAAGCGTAGAGACTGTTATGGATTACGCTATCGGCATCAGCATTGATATAACGTACGCTGAAGCCAAAGATATCTTGTCAGTCTGCAAGGCGATGCAGGCGAGATTAGACGCCGGAGAAATCCCGACGACAGACGACTGGTATCATGACTTTGAGGTTCCGCTCTCACTTACGCGTGGTGAAAAGATAGCTGAAGCGATACGCGGGAAGGCTCTGGAAGGCGCAGAGTACGTGACTTATGGAGATGGGGATCTAGGTGTACCGGTGCCCATTTTTGATGCACAAGCGGACTTTGAGCAGATGGATGATGACCAAATCGGCGAAGGGACTTGGTATGTGTGCGACAAAAACGGGAGGGTATCATGAGCGTACAAGACTTAATATCCAGCCAAAAGCGGAGAGATGGACAGATAGCGGAAGGCGTATATATCGCAATGGAGTATAGGGAGAGAGATAACAAGCTTATACGCATCTACATCGGGACAAAAGACTCCGGGCCAATGCTACAATATGATACTGATGGTAGATGCAGATATACCGGAGAGGAATTGACTGAAGAAGAAGAGGATGAGCAACGTGAGCGTTTTTCCGGAGGCTGCTGGACTCCAATCTACAGCCGTGGAGATTACAAACGTAATTATTCTCACGGAGGGCACTGGAGCGGACACACAAAAAACCTGCACCCCTCCATCGCTACTACTTGGAGCGGGAAACAAGAGCATAGAGGGGATATCGCTACTGATTTGATTGTGTTACCTGATGGCGGTGGGTTGGTTGAGCTGCCGTATGGCGTCAGAGGTGGAGATATTAAAAAAACTGATATTGATTGCTCACCCGGCTGGGTGATTTGGTATGAGAGCGCGGAAAAGGCTATGGGAGCGAGGTTGACAGAGGAAGAGATGGTGGAGGCTCGGTTGCCAATACAAAGCAAAAATCACTTAGTTCCGAACGAAAAAGAATCGGCAGGAAAATTAAGGGAAGTAATAAACGCTTTTGAATTATGAAATTCACAGTCACGGAAAAAGAGCTTTGCGAAGCGACAGGCTACACCCGCCAAAACCTGCGCTTCCTGCGGCGAGGGCAGACGCAAAGGCAAGGCGGAAAAGAGTATGTGAGTGAACCGGTGCTGGTTGAGGGTGAAGACTGGGCCCTCTTTTACGGTCGTGTGTTGTATGCGCCTGGGACTGTGGGTAAGCTCAAATTGAGGCGCGAAAAAGCGGTCTTGTAGTAAAAACCTGCAGATAGGCGTATAATGCTGTGGATTATCAACTTAAAAAGGGGGAGGTATGAGGTTCAAATTTCTTTGTTTTTTTATACAATTTGCATAAATTACCACTGTAACAAGAAACGAATATGAAAAATATAAGCCAGAAACATGCCAGAAGTAAAAATGAAATATTCCCGCAAATGGCAAAAGGGTTTAATAAAAGAAGTTGGGCGGCTGAGACGTGAGATTTACGGCGAAAAAGTCACTGATAACGCCATATCTAAACGGCTTAGGGAGGAGTCACATGTTGATACGTTTCGTCTTGCCATTGAGATAAATGAAAGGCTTTTGCGGGAAAAACAGGAAAAAAAGGAAGAGTTCCGAAAACTTAAAGCAAGCATCAACTAAAAGGAGGTAAAAGAAATGAACACTGGCGATGAGAAGAAAAAGAAAATGATAACGCTGCACTCAAGGCATCAGCCGATGGTGTCAATTGAGGCAAGGTTACAGTCTGATAGGAAAGCGATTCTTGAGGACTTGAGAGCTGGGAAGTTTACTGTTTTGCAAACAGGGGCGAATGATTATTTGGTGCTTGGCGGAAAAGACAAAACCCGACGCGGGAACGCCGGGCAAGTCATGAGTAGGTAACAAAACGGAGATCAGTAACAATCAAATCAAAGGTACAAAAAAATGGAACAAACACAAATTGATGGTCTGGTAATAATGAGACCTGATGGAATACCGGTCACGGATTCATTACGGATTGCTGGACTATTTAAAAAAGGGCATAAAGTTGTACTGCAGTCAATAGAATCAGGGCATTATGCAGAAGAATTCAACCGGCACGAAATAAAGACGGTTGAATACCGCGATGCTAAGGGTGAGATGAGGAAGATGTACGAACTCACTGAAAGCGCAGCAATGTTGGTGACGCTATCATTCACAGGGAAAGAAGCGATGTCATTCAAGCGGGAGTTGGTTTGGGCTTTTCACGAAATGCGAAAAACAATAAGCCATATCACTCCACCAACTAAAGTCCTATCACGCCAAGAGCAAATCATGCAGGCGATGTGCTTCTTGCAGGAAGATGTGAAGGCGCTGCAACAACAAAACGAAATCCAGCAAGAAAGAATCCTTCTCCAAGCGCACGAAGCCGCCATAGCAGCCCCGAAGGTTGACTATTACGATGAGGTTCTGCGGTCTGACAAAGCCATTACAGCAACAGTGATAGCCAAAGAGCTTGGAATGTCAGCCGTCACTCTCAACCAGACTCGGAGTGATTCACAAGGTCGACAATGTATGGGTTCCGTACTCAAAGTATCAAGACAAGGGGCTCACCATCTATAAAACCAGCACCTACGTAAAGGACGGAGAAATCTGCACAGCACAACTGCTTTGCTGGAATGAGCAAGGGAGACAGTTCATTCACAAGCTGATCGGCGAGTACCGTAAGAGCAACGACATCCAAGCGAAGAAAAACTGACCAACCATGAGTGAAATAAGACTTATGCGCCTGCAAGAAGTGCTGCGGATTATACCGGTAAGCAAGGCGAGCTGGTACAACGGAATGCGGGACGGAAAGTATCCGAAGCCGGTGAAATTATCGGTTAGGAGTGTCGCTTGGAAGTCTGCAGACATTGAAGACCTGATAAGCCGGCTATCAAATGGAGGGTGGGAAAGCGAATCAACAATTAAAAAGGAGGTGATATGAAGATTTTGTCGGAAATCGGTGGGGTAATTCGGTACGCGTTGACCCGCGAGACGAAGGTTTTTGAGATCGTGAGGTTTATGAATGATAAGATTTTGCTTGCAGAGAACAGCTATCGCGTGCAGGAGGATGGAGAATGAGGACTATTGCATGGGTTTTGCTTGGACTCTTAGCTGTAGCTGGAGATCCAGCAAGCGCAAAAGCAGAAAGTTCATACCGCCAGTTTTCGGACTGGAGTAACAGAAATCCTGCGTGGGTGCCGGTGTCTTCTCATATAGCCCTTGGGGCTGGAGCTGCTTACGCTTTACGCACACAAGGAGCGAGCCCGATCGTGAGCTGGGTGATACCAGCGATGATAGGCGTTGGAAAAGAAGAGCTTTTGGACAAGAACGCCAGCTTTTCCGATATGCTGGAGTGGAGCGCGGGGGCGGCTCTTGGGACTTGGCTTGGAGGCGTTCACCTCTCAAGGGATGGTGGGAAGTTTACAGTAGGGATATCAAAAACATTTTAAAGGAGAATAATTGTGAAAACTATCGAAGTGGTAAAAACGGGGATGGTGCTAATGATTGTTGGTCTCTTTGCTGTTCCCGCGATCGATGGGGAGCAAATGAATTTCTGTGCGATGGTTGGCTTATGGATTGCCCTAATCCTTGTCATCCTGAAGATTAGCTATTTGATCTATGACTTCAGGGAGCAGGAAAGGCTGAGCGAATTGGAGGGGGATAATGTCAACCAGTACTGGTATTAATCAACAAGCGAAATCCCAACTTTGCGAGAGTCGGGATTTCAGAGCAACATCTAAACAATCAAATCTAAAGTAAAAATGGAACAAACGCAAAAAACAACACTCAATGAAATCGTGAATCGGTTTCACAAGGCGGAAGAGCTGATGTTTGCAACCGGCGGAGAGCTTACGCCTGAGATCATGGAACTGCTGGCTGATAACACAGAAACGCTCAATGAAAAGCTGGATAATTACGCGGAATGGATTGGTTACTGCAAGGGTCAGCAAGAGTATGCGAAAGGGCAGGCTGATGAATGGATGAAACGAGCGAAAACTCTATCTAACGCAGTAGAAACGGCCAGAGAGCGCATGACATTTGCGATGGTAGATATTGATGAAACGAGTATAAAAACAACGAGGCACACGTATAGTGTGCGGAAAACAGAGAGCTGGAAGGTGAAGGATG